AATAGACGAGATTCGATGGGAAACCCTGGATTAGCAGAACAGTATAGAAACTTAGGCTGTAACTTTCTATTACAGCATTTTACTAATCCACCCGCTTTAGGAAGTAACAAAGGATCTAACTCTGTTGAGGAAGGTTTAATGGCTATGCTTCAATCTATAGAGGCCGGTAAATTTAAAGTATTCTCAACTCTATCAGACTGGTTTGAAGAGTTTAGAATGTACCACAGGAAAGATAACAAGGTAGTTCCTTTAAGAGATGATCTTATGTCCGCAACAAGGTATGCCTTTCAATCACAAAGATTTGCAGTAGCGGGGGAAGATCCTGCTTGGACGCAAGACATAGAATATAGGAACTACGGAATAATCTAATGGCTGATACGATCACTGAAGAAGATTTAGTTACCAGAATAAGAGGGGAAATTACTTCCTCTCTAGGTTATATGGGAGACACAATCTCCAAGCAAAGGGAAACCGCCATGCAGTATTATTACGGCCTTCCTTTTGGGAACGAAGTACCGGGACGTAGCCAGTATGTTGATTCGACAGTACAGGATACCATTGAATGGATTAAACCCTCCTTGATGCGAGTATTTGCCTCCGGGGATGAGATGGTCAAATTTAATCCTCATGGTCCTGAAGATGTTGAAATGGCAGCACAGGCTACGGACTATGTGAACTACGTGTTTACTAAAGATAATCCGGGTTGGGAAATTATGTATCAGTGGTTTACTGATGCCTTGTTGAGCAAGAATGGAATTGTTAAGGTATGGTGGGACGAATATACAGAAAGCCAGAGAGAGGAGTATCGAGGGTTAGATGAAATTTCTTTTACCGCTTTAATAACAGATGATGATGTAGAGGTGGTAGAGCATACCGAATACCAGGATGCAGAATTTCAGGAATATAATATAACTTTACATGATGTAGTTATAAAAAGACACTCATACAATGGAAAGATTAAAATAGAGAATGTCCCACCCTCTGAGTTTCTTATTTCGAGGGAGGCTAAAAACCTGCAAGACGCTAGATTTGTTTGTCACCGAGTACAGAAAACATTATCAGAGCTTAGGGAGATGTATCCAGATCAAGACCTTGATGCTGATACTATTGGTGCAGGAGATGACGATTTAGCCAGTTATGATTCTGAAAGATTAGAAAGGTATGCGTTTGATAAGTCTGCCCGATACTGGGAAGGATGGGGTGGAGAAGAGTATGGAGAAGATGGATTGCGCTTATACTGGCTGCATGAGTCTTTTCTCAAAACAGACTTTAATGGCGATGGTATTACCGAGCTAAGAAAAGTTTGTACTGTAGGTTCTACTGTTTTAGAGAATGACGAAATAGATTCCATTCCATTTGTTTCTATTACGCCTATAAAAATACCGCATAAGTTCTTTGGACTGTCTATAGCTGATCTTGTTATGGATCTTCAGCTCATGCGTAGTACGCTAATGCGAAATCTTATGGATAATATGTACAACCAGAATTATGGGCGCTATGCCGTTTTGGAGGGCCAAGCGAACCTAGATGATTTGCTCACCCAGAGACCGGGCGGTGTAGTAAGAGTCAAATCACCAAATGCAGTAATGCCCTTACAAACTCCTGCTTTAGAACCTTATTCATTCCAAATGCTAGAATACTTGGACGGAGTAAGAGAGTCTAGGGCTGGTGTTTCTAAAATGTCTCAAGGCTTAAATGAAAACGCTTTAACATCGCATACGACTGCAACCGCTGTCAACGCCGTGATGGGTGCAGCCCAGAGTAGAGTAGAGTTGATTGCCAGGAACTTTGCAGAAACAGGCGTGAAAGATTTAATGATTACCATATACGAACTTCTGCTCAAAAATCAAGACAAGGAAAGAGTGATTAAGTTGCGTAACGAGTGGGTCCCTGTACGGCCAGACGTATGGAATGACCAGTATGATTGCACCGTCTCTGTAGCTTTAGGAAGTGGCAGTAAGGATCAACAAATGATGCACCTTTCCCAAATGATTCAGTTTGCAGCAGAGTCAATGAAAGGTGGGTTACAAATTGTTAGTGAGCAGAACATATACAACCTGGGGGCAGCCTTAGTGAAGGCTATGGGCTTCCAGAATGTAAATGACTTCCTCACAGATCCTTCCACATTGCCTCCTCGACAGGCACAGCCCAGTCCTAAAGAACAGGCGGATATGATGGAGGCTCAAGTCAAGCAACAGGAGTTAGAAATAAAAGCAGGAGAACTTCAGTTAAAGGCTCAGAAGATTCAACAAGAATACCAAAAGTTGGCTGTAGATTCCAACCTAAAACAACAAGAACTAGCTCTTGAAAAAGAGCAAAATAGAGCGGTAGCTATAGGAGCAACATGAGTGATATGTCTGATGAAGAACGAGCTAGACACGCGAACAATTTATTACAGAACGAATTATATAAAGAAGCATTTGAAGCATTAGAAAAAGATTTAATGGGCCGTTGGGTACACAGCGGCTCTACAGAATCGGAAGCCAGAGAGTCGATCTGGTTAGCGATGAGACTGCTTGATAGGATTCAAAGTCATTTACAATCCATAATTGAAACTGGACAAATGAATGAAGCCTTGAAGAAGCAACACCCATTCATATGAATTAAGGAGTAAAAGATATGGCGGATACGCAACAAGCCCCGCAACTAACTGGCGATAACATGCCAGGAACAATAAGAGAAGCACAAGAGGCATTACTTTCTATAGCGGAGTCTCAAGAGAACAAACCGCAAGGAGAGGAAGCCACCCCTACGGAAGAGGAAGAGTCTACTGAAGAAATTCAAGACGAATCATTGGAAGAGGAATCTGAAGAAGAAGCCGAAGAATTGATTGAAGATTCGGAGGAAGAATCTGAGGAGTCTGACGAAGAAGCAGGAGAGGAACTTTTATATGCTGTTACCGTAAATGGTACAGAAGAGGAAGTCACCCTTGACGAGCTTATGAGAGGCTATTCACGCCAGTCGGATTACACCAAGAAAACTCAGGATTTGTCAACTGAAAGAAAACAAATGGAAGAAATGCAACGTCAGTATAATTCCGAAATTTCACAGATACAAGCTGAGAGAGAGCAGTATGTTGAATCGCTAAACCAGATTATAGCTAATTCATCAACAGGTCTAGACAAATTCGCTAATATAGACTGGGCATCTTTAAGAGACTCAGATCCTATAGAATATGTCACAAAGAAAGAAGAGTTTAGGGAACAGCAGGAAAAAGTTCAGGCTTTACAGCAAGAGCAGCACCAAGCTCAGTACAAGCGATCAGAGGATACGAAACGTGTACGTGTAAAGGTTCTCCAAGAGGAACACGCAAAGCTTGCAGAAGCGTTGCCCGATTGGGGGAAACCGGAAGCACAGAAACAACTAGCATCTGAAATTCGTGAGTACGCATTAAGCCAAGGATTCTCCGAAGAAGAAATAGGCTCTTTAATTGACCACCGTTCTTTGCTAGTTTTGTTGAAGGCCTCAAAGCATGATGCCATGCAAAAGGCTGACGTAAAATCAAAGAAGTTGAAGAATAAACCTAGAGTGATTAGACCCGGATCACCTTCGACAAGATCATCATCTAGTAAAGCGAAACGTGCTGCAAAAATGAAACGTCTTCAAGAATCGGGACATGTTAGAGATGCGTCCCATCTTTTTGAGGATTTCGTAGATATTTAATCTAGGAGGTTATTTAGATGACAGTACCAACAAATACTAGGTTAACCTTTAGTGCCGTAGGCATCAGGGAAGACCTAAGTAACATCATCTATAACATCGCTCCAACTGAAACGCCCTTTCTTAGTGGATGTGGCAGAGAAACTGCGGATAATACCTTTTTCGAGTGGCAAACGGATAGTTTGACCGCTGCGGCGGCCTCACGTGCGCTCGAAGGTGACGATCCAGCAGCTTTAGCTGTTGCAGAACCTACGAGAGTAGGGAATTATACCCAAATCTCCGTTAAAGCGGTCCAGACTTCTGGAACAGCGGAAGCGGTTGATTTTGCGGGTAGACGATCTTCACAAGCGTATCAGTTAGCC